CCCTCATCAGGGCACCCCAGGGAGGTGGTTTTCCACTTCCCTTTATGTGTGAAGCGTTCCGCTTCACATCACTCTGGTGGCAAGCTGCCATCTACCTCACCAAACCTCAGGGGATTGATCATCCCCCGGCGAGGTGTATCGGACGTAATCTCACGTTCGTGAGACTATTAGGAGGTTGTAAAATGGAGTTCGTCTGTAAGAGTAGCCATGCCACGGCGATCGCAGGTGTGTTTGGTACCCCCGTAGTATCTGGGGTTCCGTTCGAGAGAACGAAGTATACCAACACAAATGACTTTCGTCCGGGGTTTAGGCTTGATGCCCTAGGTTGGAACGGTTATGGGATTGATGTCCCATGCGGGTATTTTCCCGTACGCCAGTTATTAGGCTGGCTGACCGCTTCTGATAAAGACATTGTTCGTACCTCCCGGTACAAACCTCAAACAGTACGACCCTATAGCCTCGGGAAGGACAAGCTTAGGTATGGCACAAGTATTGCGAGTGCTATTACCTTCGTCAATGGAGGGGACCCTAAGGGTTTTGGCTCCCGCGCTCCTGGGTGGTACCATGAGACTGATACAGTCCATGCGACCGCTCGGGGACGCTTCCTGTATGGAGACCGAGGAGAACCAGTGTATCCCACTGTGGGAAGTATCTCACTATGGGGTCATGGTTTCCCTGGAATCATCAGGAATGGAGTTAATAATCCGGATACGGCCTACTGCTACCCATACGTGAATGCAATATCTCACGATGGTGACCTGGCATTTGAATTCGCCGGGACAGCAGAACACCTCCAAGATGGTTTCGACTCGACAAAAAGACTGATATTCAATACTACGAAGTCAGTCCGTCGCGTGTTTAGGGGCCAATCGGCCTCGATACAAGGTTATGCGCAGAACTATTTGCGCTGGAACCAAACCTACGCGGATATAGCAACCCGCGATGGTGTCGCGACTGTCGTCCTAAAGTATAGGTTCGAGAATTTTGCAACCTCGAGCCACATCACCTATATTGGTGGTGTTTATCCAAAATCGACATGTGTGTACGACGTCACGCTTGTGATTGTCGCCTCACTAGTTGATCCGGATGTATATGCTCTAGGAGGTGCTGGTCAACACCGAATTGCAATGGTGCCCAGCATATCTATGACGTGGTCTTACGAGCTCGTCTCGTTTGACTGTAATATCCCCTTACCCAGTTCTTACGGGTGGGGGATCCAGTCAGGAACGGTTGAAGCTGTCTTCCAGACGACGAAGAGTCATCTGTACGAGAAACCTGGTACCCTTGAGCAAGCTCTGCACGGTTTTTGGGACGACGTCCGGGTGAGATACCCCGGGGTCAAGCCCATCGACCGCCCATTGCTCCGCTTGAGGGACTGGGTTAACAGTGTTCACATGAGTTATCGTGACACTGCCGCGCTAAGTGCAAACGATGCGCTCTCAAGTTACAGCTCTGATTCCAATTTTCTGGAGTCAATTCCCGAGTTGCCAGCCATACTGTCATATGTTGAAAACATCGTAGCTTTCATCACGGTGTTCAACAAGGCAGCCAAAGGCGACCCCGGATACTTTGGGGCGCTGGTCGACGCTCTCGCGTCGGCGTATCTGGCATACCAATATGGCGTTAAGCCTAACAAGGCTGATTACGCCGAAGCTCGTTCGATTGCCCACGACCTTGCAAACGGTCTTATCGGGCAATTCGATGGTACGAGCAACAACCTGTATGGCAAGTTTTCTTATGATGTGCCGACAGACGGCCTCGGTATGCATGGTGAAGTACATCTCACCACGCGCACCAAGATGGTCTATGTCAATGACGCATCAGGGATGCTAGCTATGCTCCTAACCCTCAACCAGGTGGCGTTGTTGCCCACTTTGGCAAGGGTCTGGGACCTGGTCCCATTCTCTTTTGTCGTAGATTGGTTTCTACGCATGGGAGATCGGTTTGAGTACATCGACAATGCTGTGCTTAGACTGGGATTTAACCTGTCTTACTATGTGCACACGTTTCAATACACGTTTACACCTAGCGACAGTAAGTCTCATCACTACATGTCTGACGGTAGCGAGGATAAGCCCGAATGGAATATCTTCATTCGGGAACGATCCTTGTACCATCCCTTGATCAAGGATGGCACGAAAGACTATTACCCGCGCAAGTCGTTTAGTACACAACGGCTAGCTATTGCAGGCAGCCTCATGTGGTTGCTTGCGTAATGTCCTCCACTATGTTTATAGTGGGTAAACCATCAAGCTCGAAAGGAGCTTAACAGTTATGACTATCACGCGTTCACTACAAGCGCCCGCTGCTGTTGACCGGGATCTTATGCTAACATCGCTTCCCGATATTACTGACTTCGTTGTCAGCAATGGTGGGAAAGTAGGCGAAGCCTACGCGACGTTGCAGTCTGGCGATTGCCAGGCTCCCTTGGCCTTCTATGCGTCGCGGTCTCAAAACCGCAACTCACTGATGACCTACAACAACATGTCCCTGAAGGCCTTCGTCAAAGAGACGTCGGACCTGACGGACGTCGTCACCTATCATCCGATCACTGCAGGCCTCAATTGGAATTACAAAGGGGCCCACACCACGAGTACTGCTCACGTGGTTCAAGTGGTCAGCATGTTGATGGCGATCTTCGCGCAAGAACTGACAGGCTCAAACGGATATCCGACGGCGAGTGTCGTCGAGATGTTCGAAGCCGATCAGTTACGTGGTATTGTCGGGTAGTGGCGCAGCACCCGGAGGTAGATATTACCCCGGGAAAGCTGTTGCGTTATAATCCGACGCAGCACACGCGTTCGTCCGTATACAAGCAGGTAGGCAAAGACAATTACCATCATGTGATGGTTTTCATCGAAGCCTATTTAGCTTTACTCCTAGATAGTCCGATTGATGAAGCTAAGCCAATCGAAGTGCTGAGAAAGTTTCACCGAACGCTGGTGGAACAGCCTCTGCGCGAGACCATTCTTCGCTTCGCGTCCATTGCTGATAACATCATTCAAACATGTGTGATGTCGTCAGAATTCACCTTAACAGGCGAATTTTCCGAGGAGATGAGAAAACTCCCGATCTTTAGGGAGTACCTCACTTTCCGGAGAACGCTGGATCCTGTTGTCTTGCAGTACATCCTATCTTTCCTGTATTTCGGGAAGAAGATGGACTACATAGACGAAAACCTTGCACCTGACGCCTTGCGCGCCTGGTTAGAGGTGGAACAGGAGCTCGGTACCCTCCAATTCGACAGTAGATTCACGGAGCCTTTGAGAGTTATAATATCTCACTGGCTTGAGAGCTTCGATGATACGACGCTCCTACCCAAACATGGGCCTGGATTCACTGCTGAAGGGTTTATAGACCCCAACGAGAAACTTGACAATTTAACGTTGGATGCGAGGGATCGCTACGTCTTTCGATCCACATCATTCGGTAGATGTGGTGTTGATCGACGTAGTGTGGTTAGTTTTCCTGACCACGTAGGGGGCCCCAAGGTCGCACGGTGGAAAGAAGTACCGAAGTATATCCACGTCATGCGAAGTATTTGCATGGAACCCATCGAGCGTATGTACCTCCAACAGGAGGTTGCTCGTTGGTTACGTGAGGCACTGAAGTGCTCCACCTGCCGGCTGATGGTTGATTTTAATGACCAGGAGCCAAATCGGCATTATGCCGTGATTGGATCGTACAATTATACTGTTGATACGATCGACCTATCGGCAGCGTCAGACAGAATCCATGTTGACCTTGTGCGCAAGGTGTTCCCGAAGAAGGTGTTGTATTACCTTTTAGGGACACGCAGTGCATTGGTCGACGTTGGATTCGAGGACAGCTTCATTGAAGTGAAGAAATTTGCCCCGATGGGATCAGCGTTATGCTTTCCCGTCCAGAGCATTATCTTCACTGCAGTGGTTGTTCTCGCCCATCTGATGCGCGCAAAAAGTATGACACTCGATACGTTGTCATCCGAACCGTGGTTCAGTGAATCTGATGTTGATTGGGTAATCACTCAGACCCACACTGACCCAGAAGGGCCAATCCACAAGCTCTTCACGCCTCGAGTGTTCGGCGATGACATTATCTGTGATTATCACGTCACGGATGATGTCCTATCTCTGTTGGAACATCTTGGTTTACGCGTTAACAGAACGAAAAGTTTTCGCGGTGGCCAAATGCTTCGCGAGAGTTGCGGAGTGTATGCCTATGACGGGCATGATGTCACGCCCATCCGTTTCCGGGTCCCTCCACATCGTAAAGTACTTGATGTGAAGACCTTCGCCTCGCTGATAGATGCAGCCAACCGTGCTGGCGATTTTGGTTATTTCGCCTTACAGTCGGTTTACATTAACCAGCTAAAGCAAAAGGCACCAGAGGGTTGGAAAAGGCGCGTTAGTCACGCACCCTACCTTCCTTTTACTGGTAAGCGGGAAGCTTTTGGCATATACAGCAAGAACGTACATGCTGCGTTCGAGACTCGAGAGAGTCCGAACCCCACGGACCTAACAAAGCCGTGGTTTCAGCGCACCGAGGAACGGAAGCTAATGTTAGCTCCCATACGATCGGATATTCCAGAATCGATCTATATGGAGGAGTACGCATTAGACCAATGGAATAGAGCCCGTATTCGTGGGGGGTCTACGGAGGATGACTTCTCCGCTCCACGAGTACGACCTTCGGCCACGAAGGTAAAGCTGGGATGGACTCCAGCTTAAGTGGCTACGTGACGGGGGCTTTCTACGAGGGGGTGAAAATCTCCTTGTAGTTAAC